AGAGAAGTCGGGGAAAAAATACCAAAAATTTACAGGTGAAAATCTGTACTTTTTTCTATCCATTAATCGTATTAAAAAGTGATAAAATTGAATGAAAAAAATGACCAAAAATGGGTGAAAAAAGGTCATTTCGTACGCTCAATATTTCAAAGCTCCGAAGGCGGGCGAGACAATATTTCAAAGCTCCGAAGGCGGGCGTATTTTCGTACACGTGTGTAAAATACGAAAAAATATTATGTTCCGGCAAGATAGGAAAATGACTGAGAATCGGATGATTGTTGAATGCTCCTCGTGTAATGAGACAATTCGTAAAGATACCTATATTACTCATATTATAAAGAATCATCAAGGTTATTTCTGGGACGAGATCTTATGCTTCTATAATGAAAAAGATACTGGTCTTCATGATTTACGCAGTAGACATCATCTAACAGATGCCATTAGTGTATTACAAGATAATAGTCCCTATGAATTAGATGATGAGTTATATGCTGACTTTGGGGACAAAGCGACCTATAAGAACTCTCATACTGCTACGAAACACATCATGAAACATCCTGATAAGCATAAGGCTAATTTTGTTGAGCTGATACGTCAAAGTATTAGTGAGGAACGACTCCTTACACTCTTTAAATGGATCATCGCAAAGCCTATTAAAGTCATCCAGGATGAGAACTATGTGAAAGAGAAGCTTGCTAAGGGCTACCAGGAAATTGAAAGGAAGAATGAAGCCTTTCATAAGGAGCTGGAAGCCGCACGTATCCAAGTAGAACAAATTATGCGGTTTAAAGAGACTAATGCGTATAAGGATGCAGTCAAATTAAATGAAACACATTACCAACTATCTGCTGAGAATCGAGAATTACGTCAGCAAATAAATACACTTAAAAGCGAACTCTCTGAATACGAGAATTCATACCTTGGCATGGAGGCAAAGAATCACAATACGATGACCCGTGAAATAGAGGAACTTTCCTACTGGGAAAAAGCCAAGAAGAACCTCGAAGCCAAGGTAAAAAAGCATGAAGAGGAATGTGATAAGAAAGTGAAACGAGCAGTGGAAGAGTTCGAGACCTATAAGGAAAAGGCCGAGAAGAAAGAGAAAAAATTGAAAATTGAAATTAAGGCCTATAAACAGGAGCTTGAAAGGGCAAAGGCCAAGAAGGAGCTAAGTAGTGATAGTGATAGCGATTAATTACACACGACTATATAGAATGGACGATGATGAATACTACTATGCCTATTCGACACGAGCATTATACGGTACTTATCATTACATAACTGCCTATAATGATTTTTTAACGTATATTTACGGTAAAACGATGGCACGATGCAGCTCATTTGCAGCATATCTGGATCGGCTACGTATGGAACTCCATGACTGGACGAAACAGCTGACCATGAAGCAGTGGAATGAGATTACTGCCTCATTTACACGGCAGCACGGAATGCAACTTGAGCCTTATACCGAGAAAGAGCCGCAGCGTCAACTGGNCTATCTGGTACTCAGTGATGCTATGTACCGTGATACGAACCTGCAAAATGAATATGATGGTGTGACGATACCTATCAGCGAAATGTATAAAGGGCTGACCATCGCAAAAAATAAAAATTGAAATGCCAAAAAAATAAAAATTGATTGCCAAAAAAACGGATTTAAATAGCCAACACGATATAACATATTTAAACGTACTCACCCATGTCTAACATATCAATTGTGACGGAAGGCCTTCTTACTTTCCTAGGATTCCGCGCACTGGATGCATCCAACCTGTCTTTCTTTCAAAAGCTAAAGAAGGAGTTCCCAAAGAATAATATAAAATGCCTTCCTCTCATCAACAGTAACACAAATACCATTACCTATGCCACCTTTCAGAAACATTTTAAGTTTGCCATCCACGTGTCCAAAGCTCCCCGAGATGAAAGGGAGACGTATCAATTGATGATACTGTGCCTCATTAAGTTCTACGACATTGACCGAGAGTTATTCCAGAATGGTGCTCGTATTGTCAACAGCGGAATGCTTGAATTTCCCCACACGGAACACCAAACATGCATTCGCCTATGGTGTTCCAAGAAGATCGGAAAGAATGTCGTCTATGAACTCACAGTCTCTTCCTACAAGGGCGCAGTCCCAGAACCGATGAAATCCGACCCGAGCAAGACTAAAAATATCATCCTCAAATAACAATACTATGCCGAGTCACCATACCCCTTATCATAAAAAGAAAATAAAAAGAAAAATAGCCTAGTCTATTTTTTATCAAAAAAATTGAAATGCCAAAAAAATAAAAATTGATTGCCAAAAAAACGGATTTAAATAGCCAACACGATATAACATTGAAGACGTTTGCATAGACCCTATTCAAACATCACCATGCCTATTAATATATATAATGCGACATCCCTTGCCCAAGTAATTGACATAGTCCGCAATGAAGTATTCGCTTTTATACAACATGAAAAAAATGAAAAGATTACTGAGGAGGAATATGAATCCATCGTTGATGAGATAGTAACTGAAGAGGCGGATAGCACACCTCACCTATGCAATTCGGTCTATGTAAAGATATGGATAGAAGAATATGGTACTTTTAAGGCATTTAAAGAGGCACTTGACGACGGCTATATTATAGATCAGGATACCGAAGAAAGGTTTTACACATATCTTCTCGTTTTACATCTTTACCGCCAAGATTATAGCTATGATTCCTATAAAACGTATTGCGAAAAAAATCCCTTATAACTCTAAGGTGCGTCCCAGTGCCGAAGCATAAATATCCCCTTCCGGTAGGAGATGCCTAACTATCAACAAGGAAAAATATACAAAATTACAAGTACCATGACCGACCAAGTCTACGTCGGATCTACCGTTAAAAAAAACATAAACATACGTTTCAATGAACACAAAAGAAATTATAAACAATATCTTAAACAAAAGTTCCATGCAAACATGTCTAGTTTTTTAATGCTGCAGTACGAGGATGCCAAGATTGAACTCATTGAGGAGTACCCATGTAACACCGTAGAACAACTATATGCTCGTGAACAACACTGGATAAGTACATTACCTACTGTGAATAAACATAAGGCTATCCTGACACCACAGGAGCATAAGCAGTACCATGCACAGTATTTTCAAAATCACAAATCGGAACGTAACGAGTATAACAAGAGAGTCATCACATGCGAATGTGGCATGACAAGTACGTACCGTCATTTAGCCAAGCATAAACGCAGTCAACGGCACTTAAATGCATTTAATGATACATTAGTAACCACGAATGAGTAGCTCCTATCATAAAACGTATTACCAGGCACACCGTGCTGAGATGATTGCAAGACAACAAATCTATTACCGAGCTAATAGAGAGAAGTATCTACGGTATATGGAAGATTATAATAAGGAATACTATAAGCAACACATACAACACTGCCGTACATTTTGTAAGAAAGGCATAGAGGTACGTGACATTTCACGTCCATGTAAAGCCCTGGAGCTACGTAGGGAGATGTCCAAAGCAAAAGAGGAACCCAAGAAAGAGGATCCCAAGAAAGAGCTTAAAGACCTGCCAAAAACACCCTTGAAAGTTCCTAGGAAATATAAGAAAAAAGACGTCCAACAATTGGTCATTACTCGTGGGGAATTTACACTATGCTTTGATTAAGGTACCCAATAGATAATATAAGAATCGTATAACATATGATGCCTATATCATCCCAATCCTCCATCTACCTATTAAAAGATAATCCGCCCTCCTATATCATAATGATGACCGATGTGTTTTCTTTTTCCATGCTGAAACGGATGATGGCGGATCCCACCACGTTTATCCACCACCTCGGAATATAACTTCTCTGCAGCACCCGCCAGGTCCGTTAACTCACGCCCCAAGTACTTACTAAGTGACGGTGTCTCCTCTACCAACTTCTTAATGTCCTGTTTTAAAAAACTACTTGCCGCTGGCGTAACAAGACCCGAACCCTTAAGACTCCCCAACAAGAAGTCCTGGCAATTATTTTCCCACGCATCATATTTGTAGTACTTTTCACCCATCTCTTTTTCAGCATTACCAATGAAATCACCCATTTTTAAAGACCGTCGTACAGGTACCTGAAGGGCCTCGGCATTTGGTCTGCGAAAGTCTGCATCCTTGACAGGGCCGATTTTAGGAACGGATTCCTTTTCATAGGTATACTTGTTATTAATAATCATATACACGTGAAACAACTTGTCCATCCCAGCCTTATGCTTGATATCTTCCCAGTTCCCAGCAGTCAGCACATTAATGGCACCCGTCGCTAAATGATCCAAGGGTGACCGATACACGGTAATACTCTTAATCGGTTCGTCCTGATGCGCCTCCATGAACTTACGAAAGGCTTTAGGTAGCTTTGGTAACATCCATTGAATGAGGCCACCGATAAATTTACGTTGAACTACGACAGGTTGCAACTCAGGCTGCTTTTTATGAATGTGATGCATTCCATCGGCCTTTAACATTATACTATGAGTAGATATAATGTCGCTAGATGGTTATACCCAGACCTTCATTCCGTATTCTGTTGATGGACTGCAAACAATTGATGCTAGTGTAATTTATGATAATGGTACTAATATCACAACACAATTTGTTCCCTATAGTGGAGCCTTAGGAGATGTTAGCATCCTGCCATATCGTCTCACCAGTAAAAATCTAACAGTAAATCCTGGTCTCGCTCCCATCACAGGTGCTACCTTACCTTATACAATTGCTACCGATGCCGCAGGCAACTTATATACTTACCGATTAACAAATGGCCTTATGACAGTAACGAATGGGCTGGTCGGTGTCACGGGTTCTATTGCTGGCTCTACAGGTGCTACTGGGTCTACTGGTCCTACTGGTAATACTGGGCCTACTGGTATACCTGGTACTGCTAGCGGGACAGGTGCTACTGGTAATACTGGTCCTACTGGGTCTACTGGCGCTACTGGTATACCAGGTATACCAGGTACTGCCGTGAATACAGGTGCGACAGGTGCCACTGGAACAAACGGAACAAACGGAACAAATGGCGCTACTGGACCCACTGGACCCACTGGACCCGCTGGTGTAGTCGCTGGTACCAGCATCTACTACATTCGTGCAGTAGATGCTACTCTTTCCTCTCAAAGTCTCGGAACATTTCTTACACCGATCCATTTTAATTCTTCCACCATTGGTCGTAGTGGATTTACAGTAGACTCTACATATACGTATTTCACAGCTACTGTGGCAGCATATTTCATGATGACATTTACAGGTGTCATCGGTAACCCATCTGGCAGTTCTTCCTCATGTGTCAGTACATTTTTCATTAATACGAATCAGCAAATACAAACGGCAGTTACAGTACCTGCAGGATACAGCGAAACAAGCGTATGTACTGCCTATGGCTATTTAAATGTAGGTGATTATATATATGTTGCCCTAGCAGGTACAGGATGCACTCTACTTGAACCTAATATGATTGTTTATAATGTAGGCTTGGTAGGACCTACTGGTGTCACGGGTGCCGCTGGTACCAATGGTGCCGCTGGTGCCACTGGTGCAACAGGACCCACGGGCGCTGCTGGTACGAATGGTGCCGCTGGTGCAACAGGTGCCACGGGTGCCGCTGGTACCAATGGTGCCGCTGGCGCAACAGGTGCAACTGGTCCTACTGGTATACCTGGTATACCTGGTACTGCAGTAAATACGGGAGCAACAGGTCCTCCTGGTATCGGTGCATTAGGGTCCTATTGCTCCGCATTCTACACGGGTGCGAATTATAATACTCTAACGGGAAATAATACCTTTCCTCTTAATACGATCTCTATTAACAACGGGTTCACTCTTGCAAGTAATGTATTAACATTTCTTAACACAGGTATCTATGAAGTGACTGGTACATTGTTTCTGCAAAGTCTTGTTACATCCATACAAATATTCACGACATCATTTGTCATTAATGGGACATATAACTATGTTGGCAGTCAAACGGTACAAATACCTGCATCCGCAGGAGGTCTCTATGCGGATGCATTTGTTACGAGTACTGCCATTATTAGTGCTATCGCTGGTGACACGATAGGGTTTGCCTATCTTCCTGCAGCTGCCAATTCATTCTTTATTCCCTATAGTCCACTGCCATCTATCAATCTTATGATCAAACAAATTACTAATATTGGTCCCACGGGCGCAGCTGGATCCGCAGGTACAGCAGGAGCAACAGGGGCAACAGGAGCAACAGGAGCAACAGGGGCAACAGGTATTCCTGGCACTGCAGTAAACACGGGTGCAACGGGCATGACAGGTGCAACAGGGGCAACAGGAGCAACAGGGGCAACAGGAGCAACTGGTCGAACGGGTGCAACAGGCATGACAGGAGCAGCTGGATCCGCAGGTACCGCAGGAGCAACAGGGGCAACAGGGGCAACAGGAGCAGCTGGATCCGCAGGTACCGCAGGAGCAACAGGGGCAACAGGGGCAACAGGAGCAACAGGAGCAACAGGTGCAGGTCCAACGGGGGCTGCAGGCCCCCCTGGTGGTAACATTGGGACACTGCCGAATCCGTTTAACATGTCGCTCGGTATGACAGGCTGCGTAGCAGTCTCAGATTACAGTTTTACACTTCCCTCTGACAGTCAGACAACACTCATCAACCGTGCTGCCGTCACAACAGGTAATAGCTTTTACTGCCCTACACCTATAGGCTTAGCAGATACTCTAATCTATGCTCCACCTCAAGACAATCTAATCATCACTGGTACTGTCACACCAAATGTGGCTACCCCATCGCAGTTTTGGTGTATAGGAGTTCATGGAGGTTCTGGGCCAAGCTATGGCACAACTGTAGCATCATTAGGTCCTAATTATGGCTTTGGTATTACTCCTGCGGGTGTGACTGGCTTTTATAACATTAGTATCTATGACCTGGACTATATAAGTGTCCATACCTATGCATTATATACTACTATTCCTGCCCCTGCTGCCCATACATCTGCTACCTATTATATCCATTTCACAGAGTCCTCCATCTCCTATTACTGGAATGGTCAGCTCCTCTATGTTAATACTGCTCCCTCTTATTATGGTCCTACCTTACATGCTCCTTCTGTATTTTCCATATATGGTGCATTAGAAAATGTAGGCAGCATCATGACTGTCTCGGCAGGATATTCTAATCAATATCCAATCTATGCTACTCCTGCTACCTCTGGCAGTGTGACGATTACTGCAACAACGATTACCCAACAACTTACATTAAGCAGTCCTCCAAGCTACTGCTATACACCTCAGACCTTTCCAACCTGCTATCTTACCTGTAATGCTAACTTTGCCAACTATGCAAGTCAATTCATCGGTTTATCCTCCACAGGTCCTACAGGTAACAACTATGGCTTTACCTATTACACCGATACCCATTTATACGTGTCTTTAAGTGGTGTTAATGTACTTGACTTAGGTATCCCTACGTATCCTGGAACAGGTACATGGGCTACTACACCATCGTTACCGTTAGGACTTGAACTCACTTCGTCAGGAGTCGTCTTCTACTATAATGGGGCAGTCGTATACGCAGCACCAACGATTGCAGGGAACTACCAGGGCGTATTTCATCTAACAACCGTTAATGATTATGTTACTAATATAGATTATGGGTACTTTAGTGGTGCGGGTAATATCCCCTTATATGCAAACTGGACATGGGCCACTACTGGTACAACATGGTATGATAATACAGGTGCCAATGTTACAAATTTTACTACAGTACCCTATGCCTATTTAGATCCGACCTCAGGTACTGCAAATGCACGAAACAACTTTACTCTTACCGAACCTACTGTACTGGGACAAATGAAAGTTCCTGTCAGTGGTACCTATCTACTACAGTGGACGTTGGATACTAGTGGATTTGGTGGTCAGTATTACATGTTCATATCACTCAATGATGGCGCAAACGATGACGTAAGCTCAGGAGCATCCTATGTGGTTGCGAATACGAATGGGTCAGATATCTGTTGTATCTCCGCTACTGTAAAAATATTAACATCCGACTACTTCAACATTGGTGTCGACATGATTACAGCATCCGCAGGAACACCATCGAATCCGAGTGGATCTTTTACAATTAGTTATCTTTGTGCATAATAGACATGAGTTACAAGCCGTCACTCTCTACCATCCATGGTGTATTTACTTCCTATATTGCTGGTCAACATGACGTGGGTAAATCACCCTATGGCGCATTAGACACTGTGCCCTATATCGTATCCTATTTGCAGCAGACATCGTCCTCCCCTGTCTCCTCCGTCACTGCCGATACGATTGCTACTGTGAAAAATCATGAGAAGTCTATTGAGCAACTGACAAATCACATCTCACTTCTTACCATGCAACTTAATGCCCTTACTACGGCTAAGAAGTGATTTGTCCTCTCCATGTTTCGTGGACATGTCCGCAGCATTAATCACTCTTACCTGCGCCTTGGCCTTTTGTAACGTAGTATGCTTAGCATGAACGAATCCCGTATCCTTGTTCACGACTTTATATAGATGATGTCCAGCTGGATATATTCCCAATGGCATCTATTATGTCTACAGTTAGTAAATATGTTTTACTACAGTAATGGCAAACGCGTAGACATCTTTAACAAGAGGCCCCGTAATTTATCCGCAGGAGGACCCATAAAGGATGACCCTAAGATCAATGACAAGAAAAATGATACGGTTTCTTCCTGGCTAGAATATGGGTCCCTTGTGATACCCGTACCTGTCATGAAGTCTGGTATTATGAATAAGTACCATGGGATGATTACTGGTAAGAAGCAGTTGCACATGCACCAACTAGGAAAGACCATTGTTATGCCTGGTGAGATGGTAGTGAATAAGAAGTATGCTGGGTCAGTGGAACACTTTCTTAAAGAACATGGTATTACTCTTCCCTTAACGCCTGGACAAAAGATTCCTAAGTTTACATAGAATGAAAATCGTATACGGCGGGATAACAATTACGCAGGAAGATGTGGACCGATGGTGGGCAACCTTGTCCGAGGCTGAAAAACTGCATATTATGAAATGAACTAAAATTTACAGTATTTTAGTTTATTTATAAACAATAGAATGGACCGTATTGGTGTTAACATGAAACTACTTGCTGGTGCTACTAAGGAAGATATCCTGGATGCTATGAACATTACAAAGGTCGTTGCCTTCATTAAACGAGATGAAGAGATTGAGGGTGTCCGTGCCACTGGGGTATTTGAACCCGTGCTATTAAGTAGGGAAGAAATCGCAGTAGATACTAGCAAGGATGGCAGTACAGAATGTCACAGTAATGGAGTATACCTTCCATGTGAACAGTAGTGAGCGATCCAGTGGAACAAATACTAATTTCAACATCAACTTTTCCCAAGTAATTAATCTACTTGCCAAGCGTGGGCAGTTTCAAGTGATGTTCAACTCGGTACAAATCCCTTTCACCTTCTATCAAATGAATAGCATCGATTCACTTAACGTGATTAATGTTACCATCTCTACAGGGACGGATAGCTGGACACAGAACATCACCATTGCCCAGGGTAACTATACGCCCTATACATTGATAACAGAGTTGACGAATGAATTGACACAAGCCTGTCAGTATCCACCCGTAGGACATGTCGCATCTGCCTTCACACCTACCTTCAATTTTTCTTATACACCTTCCACGGGTTACATCACATTTCTTCTAACAGCTCCCGTTACATCCTCCATCTATCTCAACTTTAACAATAGTCCTAATGTGAACACAGGTGGATTCTTTGGTATCAATACCGTAATACCTACCCAAGTGCAAATGTTGCCCTTTCAGCCCGTCACAAGTACCCAGCCATGTGTCCTCAACCCTATCAACTATCTTCTTGTGCGGTCAAGTCTCAAGCAGTTCCGTAACCGTGAGTTTATCGTCTTACGTGATGATGTGTCAGACATTCTTTATAAGGTACCCATTACTACATCACAATCTACGTGGATCAATTACTTTCAAATGAGTGAGCCTATCTACATCATTGATAATACGATTCAGTCCATTAACTTCTACCTCACGAATAATCTATCGTATACACCTATGAACTTACAGTTAATTCCATGGGCCTTCTCATTCACCATCCGTGAAGTACTAAGACCTGACTATGAGTCTCTTAATACGTTTATCAGCCTTATTCCACCCTTGGAGCATAACGATGAGGAAGTGAAGCAGTTGTTAGAGGAGAAGCAAAAGCTAATGGACAAACTGGCACTTTATAAGAGGAAATTAAATGTCATGCCATTAAGTAAAGATGAGCGTACTGACGAAGGCGTTGGCTCCGTTTGATAATCAAATATGTAAGGAGAATACGCCACTACCATTAAAGTCGTGTAACTACGGTATATTCGGCCGCAGGGGTTGTGGTAAAACAAACCTTCTTCTCAACTTGATATCAAAGAAGGAATCTCCTTGGCATAAACACTTCAATATGATATTCTTTATTTCGCCGACGGCCAAGAATGACCCTAAGGTAAGTGACTTATTAGAGGACATAGGTGACCAGTACTATGACACGTTATCGCCCGTAGTATTACAAAGTATCATTGATAAGATTGACCATCATAAGGAAAAGTGGGAGCGGAAGAAGAAGCGAGGGGAGCCTGCCTACTGTATCATATACGATGACTGTATCCACCTTTTAAAAGCCAAGCAAAATCAAATTATCAATGAATTGGCTACACAGAACCGTCATAGGAAGATAACGAACATTTACTTACTGCAAAAATGGAATACCTATCTACCAACACTCATACGGTCGAATCTCGATCTTATCTCCATTTTCCGCAGTGATAATAAAAAGGAAATTAACTCATTCTTTGAGGAGATGAACATGGACGAGACTAAGATACGTGCCTTATACGAATATGCTACGAAAGAGGAATACTCCTTCCTGCATATTAACGTATACCGTAACCCAGTAAAGTTCTACCGCAAGTTTGATGAAATTAAATATGTAGAGTAGTAGAAATGCTAGCNGTCCATTATCAGCATCCTGATTACAATCCCTTCTATAACATGGAAGAGGGCCTAAAGAAAGGTGGAAGGAAGAAGCACCANCGTAAGCCGAAGAAGGACGGTGTCCATGTAAATGTACATGTGAGTAACAAGCTAAATGTTGGCCGTACGCTAAGAGACGGTGGTAAGCAACGGCAATATTCAGATCAAAACCATGTTATACGTTACATGGCTCCTAACCGTCGCATGGCGAATAGGCCACGTGTCCTAAGCTATAACTCATACGCAGTCCCACCAACTCAGATCACGGACTTCCGCCGTCCAGCGGAACATGGTCATGTCGCAGAAAAAAAGGGACCATGGGAGAAAGACTGGGGCGAACAGAAATCAGAACTTAATCGCTCCCATGTTACACCTTACACGTTAGCAAAAGAGGGCAATTCACGGACTCCTTATTCTACCCTCGATGTCCCTAATGGACGCACCGTGCCTATTTTTACAGCCAATGAGAACCCTGCAGGTATTGCACCAGTATCTACCCTTGCACAACGTGTGACTGCTTCAGGTCTAGGAGTTCGTGGTGGAGTCTTCTATGAACAACCTGAACAACTAAAGCCTGAGCAATATGGCAATGAAGATCCGAAAGAGAATTATGCGAATGCATCCGTGTCATATTTTAAGCCTCGTGGTCGTGATAACATTCCGTCTCCTGCAGATAGACAGTTTACAGGTGCAGATCCCGTGGACTACTTCCCCCTACGGGGACAAAGCGCCGTGCCTCGTGAAGAAGAGCAACAGCGATCCGCATTTCGTGTTGTGCATCCTGTGGAGCCATTACCTTATTCATATTCACGTCAGGGTACTCCTGCACTATCTACTGACAGTCCTCCAGGTGAGCCTGATATGGGATTTGCATTTAAAGGTCTTCATGGATCACCGCTACCTAAAGCGGCTTCACCATCGCCACCTAAAGCGGCTGCGGCAGCAGTATCAAGAAAGCCATTACTACCAGAGCATCTATGGCCGAAAGGTGTGAAACTTTGTTATGATAAACGAGGTCGCAAAGTTACCATTTGTGACCCGCAGTCAAAAGCTCATTATGAAAAGCTTAATGAAGAACTTAAAGCGCTAGAGAAGGAACACGGGTACAAGCGTGGTGGCAGGGTACATGCCCACAGTGTCTTCCATTAAAATATTTACTGTAATAAATGGCTGACATACCACTACCTGCAGTTATCCAGGGTCCTCCTGCTGCTGCCGCTGTGCCTGCGCCTGCCCCACCTGTTGCTGTAAATGGGAAGCAATATATTCTATGCATTACTAAAGACCTGCTAGATGCTGACCTTGCTCTACTCAAAGCTTTCAACGTTGTACAGTACGATGATGCTGTTCATAAGAATATTCCTATCCGCAGTTATCCTTTTGATATCCTGGTGCTAGACCTACGATGCAAGGGAGACCGTTACACGTATATGAAAGAGGTAGAACCCAATCGTGCCTTATACAACGTAGTCATCTTCTGTTACAACTTTGAGAATCAGGAGGCGACCGAGATCATCCCTGATGCGGATAATATTCTTAACAAGCTCCCTGAGCCTCAGGCAGTACCGCAGACCTTTCTTGATATGTTATTAGTAAAACGTATTAAGAAACCGAGATGGTACTTTGCCTTGTTCCGTTGTATCGCCAATGGATACTCTAAGATAAAAAATTGATGGCCCCGTGTCAATGTGCAGTAGATTGTTATACTACAGTTCACACGGGGATGTCCATGTCTTAATTTATTTTTTAATGTATTCCAGGGCAACAGGAAGCGAATGACCCATCGCCTCCGCAGTAGCCTTCATGTCTTTTAAGGCTGGAATGTCCTTGTACTTATCTGATAAGTAGATATGACGTAGTAGAGAAGTTGATAGAGGCTTATGAAAGAAGGAGTGCATTAAGTGGGTGAGCTGAGTAGGTGTAATGTGATTCTTCTGTTTGGTGTTCATTAGTAAATACTCATGAGGGTTCAATGCGATCCATTGCTTCATGATTGTTGCCAGCTTCTTAGGGATGACTTCGGTCTGTGTCCCATACTTCTTAGAAGTCTTGTATGTGTTAAATACGAATGACGACACTTTCTTATCGGTCTTCATAAAGTTATCATTCGTAGCANNTACGTTACGGATCTTGAATGCGGTATANTCGAGGCTGCGTCTAGGAGGAATCAGCAGTAGGCACGATAGTAATACATACAGTTGTACATGGCAGAATTGAACAGATGATAAGGAATCCTTCTTAAGTAAGGGCTGTACTTCTTTCTCGAGTTCATTGTACTTCCGCATAATTTCATCCATGGTCATCATGCCTTCTTTCTGACGGTCACTAAGNTGTTGCTCATCAATCTCNTTCTTGGATACTGCGATGTCGCTGTTCATTAGCTTCCGTAGTGCTTCTACGGCTTTCTCTTTATCCTTTGAATCATCGTTGTCAATGAATACGATGAGACATGCGAGGCGAGTCTTACGAGTCTTAGGGTCAACGGATTCCAGGTGCTTGATAATGTCAGCATAATGTTTAATGACATCGGATGGATGCTTGAGTTCAATCTTAAGTTGCTTGGCAACATTGTTAAGGATGGATGTATAGGTACGGATGGATCCCTCGGATAAGTCAGGACGGTTCGCTTTAAAGATTTCTTTGACCATGTTCTACTAGGCTCGTAGTTTATTTATAAACTATATTTGATGTTACACTATAAACCATAGAATGAACAGTTTATATATATGGTTTAACCTATGAAGTGCTAAATATTCTGGTTTAAAC